TTTGATACTCTGTAAAGCTGAGTCATAGGACGCTTGCGCCATCGCCCGCCGGACATCCCAAAGGTCAGCCGTCTCCATAATGAAATCCGAGAAAATCAGAATGAATGTACCGTAGGCAATCGCATCATCAAGAATGTTTTCAACAAGGTAAACTCCGTACTCAATAGATCCGGCTGAATCCTCTATTGAGACATAGCGATACCACCTGTAAAGATCGTTGAATACTACCGATGCCTCACCTGTTGCCTCAATTTCAATTTCTGCTCCGTCAATATCCGTCCAGGACGAATCACCCGTTTCCGGCTCGGTCTGATTGTTTGAACCTTGTAGCTTAATCGTCCACGTACCAGTTACCGTACGAACCGTAACAACAAGCCGTCTCTGATATGAACCGGCAAATGCTTCCCCTGTCGTCGTTGCTGTCTCTGTGGTAATGGTCAACGGAGTATTCGGGGTAGCATCATCCGGCAATTTAAGATCAAGCGGAGTCATACAAAGGCGTGGATTGATGCCCCTGTTTTGTAATTCCGAGAGAAGCGAATCAAACGCTTTGTTGATCTGTTTTGAATAATCGCTTTGTTCGCTCCAAAGCTGTCCGCTTACTTTGGGGTAGAACTGTCGCAAGTATTCATCATTCACAAAATTCTTTATCATTGACTATCCCCAAAAAACAGAATAACAAATCGCAAGTGTGACAATCCATCCGATGATTTCAAACTTCCGTTCTCACCAAAGTACACTTGCAATATGTCTCACAGTTTGTTTCACCGTGAGTTTCTTGATTGCTTGGAATGGGGAATTGATCAATCGTTAAATCCCCCCTTGACGCTTGATACAAACATGAGTCACAATGCTCTGCTGAATCGTCAAGCTCCCAATGGTACAACGCCCCGCTACCATCCGGTGGATTAGAGGATGCTTGAAATCCCTGAAATAAGGAAATGTCAAGCTCCTTCTCAATGTCACCGGCTAACTCTCTGAAAATATGCTGACCGTTATTCGCATCAGCGATCAACCTTCGTACAATTTCTTCCCTTGAGACTCCTAACGCTCTTTGTCTCAGGATGTAATCCTCTAAGTTTGCCTGGAATGTATCGTATATCGTTCCGGCTCTCTTTGCAAAGACGGTGAAGATGTTCTTCTCTCTCGCCGTTGTCAGTAGTGGCATTATATCCCGATTTCAAGCGTGACATTCTTGAGTCCTTGCTCAAGGATCATGTTTCTTACTTCACCCGACCTGACAGCCATATCAAATCTGTCCATCGTCTGTCTGTGAGCGTCCATCAATTCAACTTCATGTGCATTGTTCGGGAAAATAAGCGGAGGTTTCAAAATGTTCTTATTTACATCTGCACTTCCCTCGTTATTGTAGCTCACAATGTCAGAGTAGGTTACTTTGCTGTCGTAGCTTTCAGATGAAACAAATACTTTAACGCTGTCCTTCGACGCTTCAAACTTAAAGGCGTTCTGATGAAACTTGTTTGTACTCATCAAGCGTAAAAGACTCACGGCAAACGTAGAACGTAATTCCGTCAAGTCTCCTGCGGTTCTTTTTGATACTCTGTTGACCTTCGCTCCGGTTACAGATCGAACAGCCAACCCCCTGCCAAGCCCTTTAGCCCTCTGCCTTGCCATTGCCGTCGCTTTGGCTATGTATGAGAACGTCCTGCCCTTAATGTCCTTCTGCCGTCGAATGTTGCCCCGTAGTTCAGCAACGAATCTATTGCCCGAATCATTGAACAGCTTTGACAGGTCTAACATTCTTTTCCTTGTGCAACTCTTTCCCGATTTTCCCGACCTGTGTAAAAAGCGGATCGGACTTTTGAATAAAACGAGCAATGAACTTCTTACGAGCCACCGCCGGACTACTGAGTGCCTCCCGCACGTTCAACGTCCTCAGCAGTTCAGCAGATACTTTCTTGCCTCCCTCATCAACGAGTGTGTTCACTCTGTCAATGAATTTGGAATGTACCTCCCTGTTAAATGCCACCCTGTTTCAATCTTTCTTTCGACTTTTCCGATTCTTCAACGAGCTTGCTTTCACTCGCAAGGCGTTCATTCAGAATTTCCGCAACTGTCGAAGGTACAAGTACCATCTTGCCACGAGGAACAACCCATTGAACGTCATTGATACAGACAACCATCTCCGGCAATTCTCCCTCTGCTTTCGGGATGAATACGTTGACCTTATCCTGTTTGTCAAGGGCTTCATACGTTGCCGCCTGAACCTTCGATGATGATTTTGTTGTCGGGGGAAGTACAACCGTCGCATTGTTTCCGGCTCCGGTAATTACTTTACCCTTTGTCGGGGCTGTGCGTGTCTCCGGTGGTGAGTCAACTACTTCTGGTGCTTCGTTCGGCTTTGCCATAAAACTATTCTCCAAAAATGTTTGTAAATGTCCGTTGTTTATTTTGTAGCGGGGGATTGAATTGAACAACCTACCTCCGGATAATGAGTCCGGCGAGCTTCCGATGCTCCACCCCGCCATAAGCGGGTACGGACAAGTCTCCCCATCCGTACCCTTGAACTCACATCAGTTATTAGCTGACAGCGTGTTCGATGCGAACCATATACGCATCATTGAGAATCTTGGTGACGAAGTATTCCTTCCAACCAAGAGTCTGATTCTGATTCAACGGATCGGCTGTTCCGGCTGAACCAAGAGGTTTGTAAATCACGCCCGCCGATGCCTGAGAATTACCCAAGTCAACAACGCCGTATGCGTTCGCTCCGAGAATTAAGCAAGCGTGTACGTCAATACCCGACGCTCCGGCTCCGGTGAACACTTTAGCGTTTGTGGTTGCGATGATACGCACGTTACGGATCTTGCCTATTTCATTCGGCAGTAAATTTCCGACGTTCGGGGCGTATGTTTCAACGCTCTGAAATTCGGTAATCTTACGAACATCATAAGCCGCATATTCCGAGATGATCGCAACGTAGCAATCACGAACCGGAACAGTACCAACGCCCGTTGATACTCCGCCAAACTCCGTAATGCGTTTTGCCTTTGCGTTTCCGAGTGTACGCAACGCCTTGTCAAACTCATCAATGACGAGCTTATCCGTTGACGCTACGGTCACACGAGAGACACGCCCTGCGGCGTACTGAATCGTTGTGCCGGCTGCCAGGATATTACGGGCAAGCTGGTCGTTTGTATCGCCCATTTGCTCACCTAATACCTGTGACATTTCCGTAAGAACGGGGTCAATCGACTGATCGCTGACGATGTCAGAGAACGAAACGAAATCACCATACTGCAACGCTGTTGCGGTGATGTCGGTAACGCTTGCCTGTGAACCTGTCGGTGCTGTACCTTCGGTCAACGCTGTGGTTGCCGCCGTGAGCGATCCGTACCGACGGAATTTAATTACGTTTGAACCTGCGCCCTTCGGTAACGCCCGACGCTGACCAAATAATGCGTGCGGCATAACCGGCAACGCTCGGTCAAGTAATGTCCGGTCATAGAAGTTATTTACTTCTGCCGGAATTTGTGTACGTGTAGTCTGTGCCATTAAACTGCCTCCCTAACTTTCTTGTTACTGTTTGTTGTTAATCGTACTTTTTTTCGAGCAGCTTGCCAGCGAGGGCATCTGCCTGTGTTTTCTTAAATTCTTCCGGCGATTGCTCGAATATCTTTTTATCGGTTGACTGTTTTGCCGGTTTAGTTACTGTACCAACCGCTTTACCCTGAAACTCCGCAACCTTCTCGAGACTTGCGAGTGAGAAGCTGTCTGAATCGTACTCCGGTAAGTACGCCTCACCCAACGCCTCTTTGATCGCTTTCTTTTTATCGGCTACGAATGTTCTGAATTGATCGGCTACTGCTTTCTCGGACTTTAGCGAGTCCTCAAGCTCTTTTTGTTTCTTCGCCTGTTCTGCTGTGAGTTTTTCAAAGTCACCTTTCTTCTTTGCAATTTCTGCTTCCTCTGCCGCCTTTGCGTCGTTGATTGCTCTCAACGCATCCTCAGCGACCTTCTTCGCATTGTTGACTTCGTCAAATCTTTCTTTCGGAATAAAGACTCCCTCTTTCAGCTTTTTCGCAAGCGGGGCGGTTGTGGGGTCTTTTTCTAATACAGCAATTTCTTCCGGCGTGAATAACATACTCATTGCTCCTTTCGAGTTTTAACGTCTTCGAGACGGGAGTTATTTTTTAATTGGAAATTCTTTATTGCAAATCATACAAACATCGTTTGGAGTCCGTACTGTTTTTGTGCCACAGATAAAACACAATCCAACATCAGAAGCAAAACGAGCATGTTCATCTGAAAGCAATAATCTACGCTTTGGGTACATCCTTCTTTTATACATTTCCATAGCGTCTACACAATCGACAACATAATCGTTTTTGTTAAGCTGTGACACCGGCTTCACTCTTAGAGATTCCATCGGGATTCAGGTCATTGTTGGTGTTATCGTTCACGGTGTTTGCCGTGCTATCTCCGAATAATCCAAACTTGTCCTCAAATTCTTTATTCTCAAGCATGATTTGTTTCAGCTTGTCTTTCGCCTGTTCCTCTGTAAGTTCGGGGTTGTCCTCCCTGATACAGTCAACCCTCGACTTCGTCCCCATCTTGATACCGGATTCACGTTCCTTGATTTTCTCATCCGTTGTCTTTACGACTTTCTGCTCCGCAAATTCAATGGAGAAATCTCCTTTTTCCGGCAACTTCTTTGACTTCGCCTCAACATTGTAAACCTTCGCCGTGACCGTATAAAGGTCATGCTCAAAATCTTCTAAAATCTGTCTGTCATCGTCCCGCAGTTCGTTCAGGTCTGCATCATCGAGAATCTTTGCCACGCCTGAACTGTTTGCAATCTCAGTAGCATACTGTTGCGGAGAAAGACCTTCGTCACTCATCAACGACTTGATATACCAATCAATCAAGCCCTGAACTTCTTGAATCATCGGGTTAGCGGATTCAAACTTG